GCACCCTGCATCATATTAAAAGGATTCAATGCCCAAGCTCCATCACTCGGTTCAAGGACAACGGGTTGGCCAGAAGTGACATCATAATATTGACTGGGTGGCAAAGCATCTCCAGTAAATTTGCGCTTAATTGCGGCGCATAAACAGGACATAGAAGTATCAACCACGCTTTGTGGAAGTCGATTTAACATAAGAAATTTATATTCCAAAGTCATCTGAATTGCACCTTCGCCATTTGCGATGGTAATATCTGTAGTGTCAGTTTTTGGAAAACCTTCAGTGCCAATGATAATGTCACAAGGAAAATATTCATGAAGCGAAGTCTTATCAGGAGGCGTTTCTTGACCATTTGGCAACACCCAATAACCATCACGGTCATTATTTCGCAACATTTTCTTGTTGACTTTAATCGTGAAGTCAGTGAAAGAATGATCATTTGTAGCACCACCCAGACTTCGAAACTGAGCTCCGCTAAACGGAGTAGGCTGCGTCGGATCATAAATAAAATCACCATAAACGCGGCCTTGATTGAGATTTCCGGCATTCATCTGCATTCTGGCAGTAATTGAAATCACCTTAAAATATTGCCAGTTACTTGCTTGTTGAGCGATATAACCGCAAGTAGCAGGATTGGTCGGATAAATAGGAATACGCTTGCACAAATAATCGGTAGAACCCTTAAGGAAAGAACTCCCATTGTCAAATTGGATAGCTTCTTTGTAAGTTAAGATCTCACGATTCATTTTGGCTCTTGGCCCAGGTTGTTTCCAACCATGCAGATTTTGTACTGCATGACTACCCGTAGGCAAAACACCTGATTTACCCAACACACGTCCAGGTTTCAAACCGAGATTGTGGGTAATTTTTTTGAGCTTTAGCAGCTGGTTTCAAAGCCTTTTCCTCGAGCTTAATCTCTTTTTTCTCGAGTTTTAACATTTCTTTCAATTTTTTGGATTGCTTACCCATTGGTTTCTTTGAACTCTTGGGGTGAGAAGACATCTTATTGATATTATCAACAATACCTGTAGCAAACTTAGCTGCTTTATTTCCTGTTTTAAAATGTGCAAGTGGATTAGACATAAAAGTAAAAACCGAGGAAATCCGTGTAAACGGAATTCTTTATGGAACAATGAATTACGGCGCTAACCATAAAGTTCATCGGTTAAAAGATAATCAAAGAGGTCCGTGATCAAGGGATCCTCTATATAACACGAGCCTTTTTCGACTCCAAATAATAAAAATTCACATTGTTCTGCAGTAAGCCACATAGTCTTAAGACTTAAAAAAGGAATTTTATCCTCTAACTCTTTTTCTGCTTTCAGATCACTTTCATGATTATCCCATATATAAAGAATATAAGATTCAAGTTCTTGTCTGCGTGCTGGAAAACACCAACACATGACTCTTAAGGCGTACAATTTCGCCAATGTAAATCGCCAAGAATTCCCCTTGCGATTAAACATCAAGTTTGCAAACAACTTATCAAAATTAGGTTTAAAGACGTACATACTATGTTGCACATCATAAGAAAAGCCGAAATTCAAAAATTTACATTCAGCTAATTCAGTAGGGGGAGGCGTTTCATAAGTCATGTCGAAACCAATGGATTTTGCATTTTTAAACAAATTATCCCAAATAAAATGGTCCTCTAACAAAGAGTCATCACCCATTAACTTAACAGCCAGCCTATGATAATAATTTATAACTTCCTGCGATGTTTCACACTCGCAACAAAGATGGTAAATGAGACAAAATATAAGCGCTTTCGTATTGTCATCGAGAGTATTGGTACAACCACTGGGATTTTTGCCCACTTTAATACCTAACATACCCAAAACATCGACGACTTTTGAATAACATTTTTGCTCAAAAAACCATTTTTTCATATTGTCGAAGCCTCTAATTGGCGCATTCCGCATCTCATAAATGATTTGGAATATAAAAGCGCTAATTGAAGCCTCCATACCTGAAATGTCAATACATCGAAAGCGAGATTTTCCATTGCGACACATAATAGTCACCAAATTATCCCACCCACCATGAAAAATTGACATGCCAACAGCCGACCAGTGATTAGTAGTACTCAATTTTAACCACCTATCATTCTGATCCCCATACAACATCAAACCAACAATGTAACACAAAACATCGGCACACATAAACGTGCGTTGTTTGCATTTATCAGCTAACTCATTAAATAATTTTTCAAGAGTTCTAATTTCAACTTTCGGAGCTGTTTCCCATAAACTTTGTACGGGTATAC